GGTATTGCTAAAGTGGAATGATAAAACATTTCTCACTTGGTAAGTAATTGCGACGCACGAAATTCCGTTTTGGTGACAGAGGTGGAACCACAGAAAATAGGTAACCTGTCGGACTCCATAATAGAGTTGCGGAAGATATCATGCGGGGGTTAATCCCAAGAGTGGATAAATACTTAAATTTGCCTGGATTGCGATGGATGTATTCATCAACAGCTCTTGCGGTCACTCCATGATACAAAAGAAGTTCCTCAACCACAGCAAGCCAGCGATGAGCTAGCCTGGGATCGAGACAACTGTACAATTGTCCCACAGCACGAGCACAGGATTCAATCGGATCACGGACTGTTCTCTCCGGATACACGAATGATGCAACTAAGAACTCGTTGGACCGTTTCGGAAGACCATTGCGATTATAGAAACCAAGGAAATGAACATTATCAGGGTTAGCCGTTGTCCATGACTTATCTACACTTAGAACAAAGCCGAACACGCTATTAGCGAGTTGAGCCCAGTCGTCTAGATTTACGATTCCTTTACAACAAAGGTTGCCATCATCACCCATATACAAATCATGCATAGGGAAATGACCAGTAGTGTGAAAGGAGGTAAATCGACAGACCGCTGCATTTGATAGCGTATCGATGAGATTAGTAAACATGGAACCGGACGGGACTCCACTTGCCTTCATATACCGTTCACCGTTAGGGAGTCGAATCGGAGTGTTAATAAAGTACCGTATTAACTTGGCCCAGCGGCGTCTTGATTGGACGGGATTGACATGCCAGACACGGCCTTCTGAATCACGTACATGCTCAAAGTCGATGAATTCCGCTAAGATATCAAAGATATCACGGATCAACCAAGCCGGCACGCGAGTGTCGAATGAAGACCAATCTAACATAACAAATTTCGAGAAACCCGGCCTAAGACATTGTTGAACAGCTTGCTCAATGTAAGCCATTCCGCCTGTTGCCATTTCGAGACCACCTGCATAGCAGTGGTCGTGACTCAAACCTAATATGTGTTCGATGATCGGATAGAAGAACCTTCCTTCTTCTACAATTACCTCGGTCGGATAGCCCCACACCGGTCGCACCTTCTCCTTTGACGGGTCGGAGAGATGTATGCGCTGATATGCGCAAGCGTCTGGGAGACGCACCGGTAGGTTCTTACCTACGAGGTCCCACGTTCGTGAGATCCGAGACTTAGCAGTACTGTCTTGAACAACTTGACCTTTTGACCTATAGCCTTCATTTACCCAGGGAAGACCAGGAGATTTCCCGCGAGGAAAATCTGGGTGTCCATAAACAGCCCCAAGAGTAAGAGGAATTAACTTCCTCCCATTCTCAGGTTTAAACTCCTGTCGAATTGAGTCGAGTGCTGAAGCGTATTCCGGAGACATATGTCTCGACGGAAGTTTCACGTTATACTTTAACACTCCATCTCGAATCAAATCGATAGTTGGTTCCGGCCTATGAAAGCGCGTGAGCACTTTGGCCGTTGTCTCGAACCCGAACGCTCTCTGTGCAGCTACGAGTGCACTCTTATCAGGCCGTGGGGCCCGTAAGTCGGAAGGGAAACCCTTATCCGAAGAGAGGCGGGAGAATCTTACCAGATTCATTC